TAGTCGTACTGTACTGCGGTACTCTGTGTCAGGCATACGTTCATCAAACAAGTCTGCCCACACCTTCTTGTCATGTGGCCTACGACTGTAGATTACCCATGACTTCTGCTCTGGGCTGTTGAGGTTTATGGGTCTGTCACCCATAAGATCTGCAACCTGTTCTTCTAGTGCAATTGACAGGACATTACGTTCTTGCTCAAACTCATCACGCACCTTCATCAATGCGTCCATGTCTACCTGAAAGCCACGTTGATAGATACGTGCAAGGTGTATTGCAAGCTGGTTGGTCAGAGTGATCGTTGGCTCCAGTGAACTGCATTCCTCGTACTTGGTCTGCAAACGATTGAACAATTGCTGCGTAGCATGTAAGTCATGTGACAGATACTCTGACAATTCGTCATGCGGTATGTCACGAGTAGACAAGCCTTGCTTGAAGTATTCTTTGAGAGTGTCCTGCTTCTTAGTGTCAAGCTCATAGCGTTCTGCACATGCCTCAAGAGACAGTGCCTCTTTCTGTCCACGCTGCAGTACATACTCGCCTAGCATGGTATCAAAGATGTCACCGTCATAAGTAAAGCCTGACTCCCACAACCATACAAGATCGTGAGGGGCATTGTGTGCAACCAACAGGCGGGTAGAGTCCAGTGCATCCTGAACAATACGCCGCCCATCTGTGGTGGGTTGTTGCTCTGCGTGATCGAATGTTACAATAGTTTCGTTCATGTGATCATCCAGCATACCCACCATTACAAGTGTGTTATCGGGTTCAAACGGATCAAGGTGCATCTTGCCGTTGCGTTTAATTACTGTGTTTTCTACGTCAAGGGTCAGTATCATGTTGTCTCCTACTTTATATCTCCATCGTGCCAGTCATCCCATGTATCTTCGTAAACATTGTATGCTTTGTCAAGATCATCGTGAAACTTTTTATCTGTGGCATAGGTATCTATGGCATCTACGCACTCTTCAAGTGTTAATTTATTACGTATCATTGCATTGTGTAAGCGTATTTCAGCAATTGATTTTGATGTAGTCATGTTAGTAAGTCTCCTCTCAGTAGCACGTTCTCTTTCTTCTTGTGTCATTGGTCTAATCATCTACCAGCTTCCTCTAAACAAAAGCCACATGTATCATTCTGCGCTGGGCCACCACAAGTTAAACACGTCTGCCACTTCTCATCTTCCAAACCTCTCTTTACTAATGTCACAAACCCTACGTTAAAGATAGCTGCGAATGTTTCAGGGTTACACTCTACTTGTAGAGTAGCACTACCATCCTCGTGTTCCTCTACCTCTGTTACTTTTATCTCACTCATTGCTTACTCCTATACACGGTAATAAAATAGACAGCTTGCAGTACTTTGGATAGTCATCATACGTCATAGCTATCAGTACGGGTGGTGCAGCAATCAGTAAAGCTACAATAGCTGACGCCTTGATTGCACCGTCAATGTTACCTCTCATCATTCATTCTCCCTTAATGCTTTCCATGATACAGGAAATAGTTTAGCCATCTCTGTGTCAATGTGCCCAGCTACAACCTGTGTCTCGTATTGTGTGTCGGGCTTACAACGTAGGTTACACATGTCTGCAAACGCATCTAAGCTACCTGACCAGTACCACTCAGTGACCATGCTCTGTGGCAGTACCATACGTGCTTGTTCTGGGCAAATTCCTAAATCCAACAAGTACTCATAGTCTTTTTTGGCTGAGTCTGCCATGTCTCTAGCTATGTCAGAAGACACTGTTATTTTACCCTTGCTACCCTGTTTAGCATCTACGCTACGTCCACGCCATTCTGTTGGCTGATAGAACTCAGGCTCATGGTCAACATACCTACGGCTGATTTCATTCCAACGTAGGAACTTATGCTTGACTAGCTGCCTTGCTACAAACACGGGTGCTTTGACATGAAAGGTTACAAAACAGTGCCCAAAGGGGCTGGTGTGCTTGTGTTTGGCTAAGTAACGTATCAGCTTGGCGTCCTTGTCTTTCAACTTGGGTGGCCCCCATACGTCACTTGTATCCATCTCACTACGCTTACCAAAGCTTACTCGTGCCGCATTAGCAACAGATAAGTCTGTACCCATGTGGTCTACATAGAATGTTTGTATCATGCGATCTCCTTTAGTATATTCACTGCGTCTTTTTCTGTCAGTCTAAACCATTCACCATTGTCATGTTTATTCCAAGGATGTTGTGTTTTAGATGCTGCCAACAGATGTGCTTTCTTTTCTGTCTTATATCTATTGTTTGTTTTTATCGCATACACAAGCTTGTAATCTCTGTGTGGGCTTGATGTGTTGTAGCTATTGCATCTGTCTACGGCATCAACCGCCATACCTATCTTTACCCAACCTTCCCATGCAGGGTTTGTAATAATATATACGTGACCACCTATATGTTTTTCATACAAAGCCATGACTTCTTTCTTGATTTCGATAGCTTTATTCTCAATCAAACCCATAGCTTCGTACACTGCAGCAAAGCCCTTTGACTTGTATAGATCATAGAAAGGATGCTTGGGATTGCCAACCCTACATCTGTAACCGTTTATAGTCATACGTGTTTTATTTTCTAGTGTTCTACTCATGATACGTACCTCGCTATTTTATATTCAAGATCTGTGTGGACAATGCCGTGCCACCCAGACAATTTGTTTTTGACCACATTTATGTGGCGTTGGTTATCTTCTTCCTCTTGACCCTCAACTGTAGGGTTCTTGGAGATCATAATCATAAGGTCAGCTTCTGCTGCCTTACCTGTACGTGAGCCTTCCATCATGGCTTGGTTGAGTACAACCTTACCTTCTGCTTCTGCAGATAGCTGAGACATGTAGAACATGGCACACTCTTGCTGCTTGGCAATCTGACGTGCTTGTATGGCGTTAGCCTTGAGTGCCTCATCAGGACGTGAGAAGCCAGCAGTACGGGCAAACTTATCACCCATGTCTAAGATAACTACGTCAGGTTTGTATGACTTGCACACTGACTCAACCCAATTCATGTCACGTCCTGTTGCATCCTTGAACATGATCTTGTCACGTATCTGACCAAAGACACGCATGGCTTCCTGTTTGTTCTTCACGATCTCAAACTTGTCCATTCCTGTAGCTGCCGTGATGTAACGGTGAGCCACACGGTGGTAGCCTTCTTCGTTACACAACACAACAACACGTGCACCCTGCCATGCAAAGCCGTTAGGCCCAGCCACAAGTGAGGCATGGAAGGATGTCTTGCCTGTGTTAGGACGTGCACCTACCTCAATCAAGTGACCAGCATTGATGCCCTCAACTTTACGTGTCAACGTGGGTATGTTGAATGTCCACTGTGACTCAAGGTCAGTCATGGCAAGAATAGTATCAAGGTCAATGTCTTCCCAATCAATACGTAGGTTGGGTGTGAAGTCATCCCCATACTGCTCAAGCATCTGACGTAATGGTTCTAGTGTAGACTTGCTACCGTTTACGTAGTCAAAGCCAAGGTTGGCAATGTCCTCACCAATCACCTGTTGAAACAGCTTAGATAGCACCTCTTGTGCTACATCACTGCCCATTGGCTGCTCCTTACTTACCTGCCCAAACAAGTGGCTGTAGGCAGTCTTCTGTGCAGTTGTGAGGGTAGGGTTGTTCGCCATAAACAATGCCTCAATCTCTGCTGGTGTAACTGTACGTTCATAACGATCCATAGCGGTGTCAATAGACTGCTTGATCTTGCGTACATCTTTACTGAATAGTCTGTCTGGACAACGTGCACCACGATGCTCGTCATAGAAGTCTTTGTCCATCAGACTACGTATCAATGATAATTCCATTATGTGTCTCCTAGTGTTGTAAGGTTTTCAAAGTCGGTAGGGTTACGGTATTTTAAATCGTCACGCAAGTACAGGATCTTGATAGTGTCCACGTACTGACGTAGCTCTCGTGCAAACTGCAGTGTCTTGGGTAACGCATCGGGGTCTAATGCAATTATTGCTGTTGAGAACTGCGATAAGTACCTCTTGTGTCCATTGGACAATGATGTACCCAACACTGCGACCCCGACATATACACCACCATCACCTACAATAGCAGCACTTACGCAGTCCTCAACAACTACAGCCGTTTTACCACGTCCAGAAGCGTATGGCAAGTCACTTTTACCATATCTTTTCCACTTAGGTATACGTTTACCTAGTGATCTGCCTGTGGCATCGACTGTAACTCCACTGTGTACAACAGGGAACACCACACGATGTTCCTTAACGTCATACAACAAGCCTAAATCTTGTGGGTCTAGCTCCCACTGGTCACAGAAGTCTCTGATCTTTGCATCATCACGCACAAACCAATCTGGTTTTGAGAATGTTGATACGTGTGTCTCTTCTGCAACACTACCCAATGACTTGCGTATGTCATCGGCAGTCAGTTGAGTACGTGTGCCACCCGACACACTGCACCCAGCTTTGTAACAGTTCCATATGATCTTACCCATATTATTAGTAACAGTAAATGTATTCTTAGTATTACATGACGGGCATGTCATACGTTTAGTTTCACCATTAGCAAGTTCTAAATCATGTATAAGATCATTCATATTCATACTGTATCACTTTCTATGTTGTTCGCTCCACTCAAGGATACACTTACGTTTCTCTGTGTCAAGGCACTATTTGCACTTGTGTAAGTATGTTTCATATATGGTTTCACAGAAGACACATGATTGTGTCCTGTCACCGCCATAACTTGGGGCAATGGTACACCAGCATCAACCATCTGTGTCACACCAGTTCTACGTAAGTCCATAAGACGTAACTCTTCGGGTAGTTTAGCTAGACGCATTACCCTTCTACCCACTTTGGATAGTCTCTCCATAGCATAAGGGTTATACGAACCATCCGTAGGTCTAGGATGTGGTGCAACGTAGTCTTGAAAACCAAAGTCATTACGCTGTTCATTCAACATGTGTAATAGATCCTCTGATATTGGTAGCTCTACGTCAGCCCTACGTTTACTCTGCTCAAGTGTGAGCTTCTGAGTACGAAAGTCAATGTTATCCCATGTCAACATACGCATGTCACCTAGTCGCTGGCACCACTCGTATGCCATCTGTACAATCAGGCCAATGTTACGATACTCAAAGTCGCTGTATGCTACGTCAAGAAACTTGACAACATCATCATGTGTCCACACCACCTTACGCTGTGCAGCAGACTTACGCTTGATGTTTGCCCAAGGATTGTACGTGGTATGCTCCATCTGTATGGCATAGTTGTACACCCTACTGGCACATGTTGCTGCATGATTAGCGAAACTGATGCCACGTTTGACCCACTCTTCGTATGCTTGCTTTGCAACCTTAGAGGTAACGTGTTCATACTTACGCCACCCCATAGTCTGATGCAGCACAGTCAGAAAGTACCTGTAGTCAACCTTAGTTGAGTGACGTAAAGCATTGAAATCATTAGACATATAGTAATAGTTAATGAGATCAGTAACTTTACTGCTAGACTTTATTCGTACAACCTGTGCTTGTTCTTCACGCCATGTGTCAATCGCCTTGTTGTGATCACGAACAATCTGACGCACTTGTTTTAAGTCTGTACCATACTCCTCACGTTTGACCACACCCTCATCGACAAGGTTTTGTGGCGGGTTAAAGCGGTATGAGATCACCCCAGAGGGTGAAGCTCGTTCTTGTACATAGCGTGGTAGCTTTGGCATGTGTTATGCAGCCTCCAAAGTAATGAACTTGTCATCAGATACCCACTTGGACACCTCTTGCTCACGTGACCACATGCTTACGGCCTGTGTGTCGTTGCCAGTGTTACGAAGGTTGAAACCATTACGCTCATCAGCATACGATGCATAGTTGGTGAAGGCAGAATACAATGCCCACTTA